GATGTTATTCTTTTCGATGTTATTCTTTTCGATGTTATTCTTTTCGATGTTATTCTTTTCGATGTTATTCTTTTTGATTTTCTTTTTCCCCCTGTTTGGGGAACTTTTCCCAAGGTATTTTCAGTCATAATTATACGAATGCTATCTTCTGTCAATTCTATTTTTTCTTCTTTATATTGCATGACATGATATTTGAATTCTGAAGTGTCAAAGGTATCTTTATATATATATTTTTTAAACCCAAATCTCGTTCTATTTGATTCCGTGTCTGGATATATAAAACACATCAACAACTTTCGCGAACTTGGAGGAGGTATTTTTTTTCTGCATGGCGGTACTAAACATTCTATATTCTCATACCCGTTAAAATACATTTTATTATCTTTACGTATGATTGCATCTTCTTTACCCTCTGTATTATTTAGCTCGTGTATGAATTTGCCCTCCATTTCATAAAGAGGTATCGTATGTATTATATAGTTATCATTGAAACACAATGTATATAACTGGTTTATGGTATTAAAACGAAATATAGGCGAACAGGTCAGCCAAGGCAATTTCAATTGTTTTGTATCAAATGTTAATTCTGTACTTACAGGTGAATTTACATAGGTTAAACATGTTTTTATAGTATTATCTTTGTGAATCTCAACAATATCCGACACATCAAAATTTACTCGAATAGTTATAAAATATTTTTTTATTTCGTCAAAATTGAATTTACAATTGGATAAAATGTATAATAGATATGGATAAATGTAATCATTGTACATATTATCCGTAAAAGACGTTTTTTCAGTTATATATATATCTATTTTTTCCTTACTTACCACATCCATTAAAATGGGTATGCCATAACTGTCCATTTTTTGAAGAATAGTATAAAAATTGTCAAAAAAGGCAGAATTTTGAATAGGTGTTATTTTTGGAGTTATCGATAAAGGCACAGGTTTCTTAAAATTAAATATATTAAATAATGGAATTTCTTGGCGATCCTGTTGTAAATACATGTAGACATTTTCATCCCCAACGGGGATTGGTTCAGTAATACAACTATTGGGTGTTTGCATTTCTTGTATTAATTCTGCGCGTTTTGATTGGAAAATGTTTTTGAAAAAATGTTGTATAACTGTTGCTGCTTTGTCTTTTTTATCTGTTGAATTATCCATATTATATAAGATATAGATAATATATGATATAGAAAATAAAAAAGCCGAGTTAAAAAAAGCACTTAGGGAGTATTGTGTTCATTCCTATGGAAAAACATATGACAATCAAACAGGAACCGCTTCATTTAGGGATTGTATATATTGCGGATATTCAGATTGCGTACGAGAATGTTGTTTCTAAATCCTATCTTCCTTTATCCTACTACTACTCTTTTTTATTTTGACCAAGGAATACGTTATACTATGTGAAATAAATCCAGTTCATATAGTATAAGTAAATGAAAGTACTGGTGTATGGCGCACATGGCTGGATTGGGCAACAATTTTGTGAAATGGCGGAAGACCTACGTCAAAATATAACGGTGGTTTGCGGTACTTCCCGCTGCGACAATGTAGAGGATATTCGCAATGAGATTATACGTGTCACCCCTACTCACGTCCTATCTTTCATTGGGCGAACGCATGGAAAAATCGGCGACACCGTCTATTCCACCATTGACTATTTAGAACAACCCGGCAAATTGGTCGAAAATATTCGCGACAATCTGTATTCGCCCCTCGTATTAGCCAAACTGTGCAAACAATCGAACATTCATTATACCTATTTAGGCACGGGGTGTATATTCACCTATGATACATTGCATATGAATGATGTGGATACACAGGGCTTTATGGAAGACGACGTGCCGAATTTTTTCGGGTCTTCGTATTCCGTAGTCAAGGGATTTACTGACAAACTTATGCATCTCTATGGAGAGAATGATATCTATGGAGACAACGTCCTCAATTTACGCATTCGCATGCCCATTACAGGCGACTACCATCCGCGCAATTTTATCACGAAAATCACCCAGTATGAAAAAGTATGCTCTATTCCCAATTCCATGACCGTTTTGCCCGAAATATTGCCATTGGTTTTGCAAATGATGCAAGATCGTCGAACAGGGACCGTCAATCTTACCAATCCTGGGGTCATTAGCCACAACGAAATACTGGAAATGTATCGCGAAATCGTCGATCCGGACTTTGAGTGGCGGAATTTTTCGCAGGAAGAACAACGCGCGATACTTGCCTCAGACCGTTCCAATAATTGCCTGGATACCACGTTGTTACAATCTTGGTTTCCCAATGTGACGCATATTCGGTTTGCTGTGCGAAAATGTTTGGAAACTTATAAAAAACCCTTATCTAAACCATCCATAGTACATAATGGCGGCATCCATTTATTGGTCACGGGCGGATGTGGATTTATCGGCAGTAATTTCATCAACTATTATTTCCCAAAGGCGCATATAAACACGTTGGTGAATTTTGACGCAATGTATTATTGTGCAAATGAGGACAATGTGGATGAAAACATACGCACCCATGAACGTTATGTTCTAGTCAAGGGAAATCTGTGCGATGAAACACTCGTGGCCGCCACTTTGCGAAAGCACCAGATTACGCATATTATCCATTTCGCCGCACAATCGCATGTGCAAAATTCCTTTGAAGACAGCATTAAATTCACCCATGACAATATCGTGGGCACACATACATTGCTGGAATGTTCTCGCAAATGGGGAAAAATCGAAAAATTCGTCCATGTTTCCACGGATGAAGTCTATGGCGAATCGATGAACAACGTCGACGAAAAACACAAAACGGAACATTCGATTTTGTGTCCTACCAATCCCTATGCCGCCACGAAGGCGGGGGCGGAATTAATCGCCCAATCCTATCACCATTCGTATAAAATGCCGATTATTATTACACGCGGCAACAATGTGTATGGTCCCAATCAGTATCCCGAGAAATTAATCCCCCTCTTCATCCAATTGCTCAAAGCGGGCAAAAAAGTGACGATTCAAGGAGACGGCTCCTGTGTGCGGGCTTTTTTGCATGTGCATGACACCGCGCGGGCATTTGAGTGTATTTTGGAACGCGGCAAAATAGGGGAAATATACAATATTGGATGCGACGAAGGAATGGAATATTCGGTGATGGAAATCGCCCATCGGCTGATTGAACTCATCCAAGGCAGTCAAGACTATGCCGCATGGATAGAATATATTGAAGACCGACCGTATAACGACATGCGTTATTACATTAGTAATCAAAAGGTGAAAGACTTGGGTTGGGACATTCAGGTGGATTTGATGACGGGGCTACAAAATATGGTTTAATAAATACGCGACATGTTCTCAGTACCAGAAGGTTGGATATCAGTGTTCTCAGGTCTTTCAATACGAGTGAAGTTCGCAGTACCAGAAGGCTGGTGTTCCTCAGGTCTTTCAATACGAGACATGTTTACAGTACCAGAAGGCCGGTATCCCTCGAGCGGAAAAGAATATATGTTGAACGCAAAAGAAAATACGTTGATACCTCCTCCGTTTGGGTGCGAAGTATGTATATCAGTGGATACTGGTATAATACTATTAAAATAGGAAAGTTCTTCCTCCCTTGTTCTATAAATAAATGGTCCAGGTGGTTCATAAAGACTGATTTGTTTTTTAACTTCAAAACATAATTTTGCTCGCTGTAATGGATGACGACATAAGGCACATTTATTAATATGACTTAAACACCGAATACAATAACGATGATTACATTCGGTGAAGTAGGCAGCTGGCTGTTCCATACAAATGGGACATAGGTCGTCCATTTTTGTTATAATATAAACATTCACTCAACCTCTTTATATTCCTTTTTATAATCATTTGTGCGCTAGTTCGTCCATTCTATCTTTGATTTTAACTATCAACTCTTTCAACTGAGACCAGGGGAACCTTGGTTCCCTTAACCATTCAATCCCTTGATTACACGCCATTTGTTCTGCTTTGCGTTTGATTTTATGTTCGCCTTCCCCCATAAATATCAACGCCTTGCCCTGATGTTCCTCCGCCCACTGGTGGATATCTTTGATGGACGAAAACCGCGACAAAGGAATGCCGTCACTCCACGTCACCGAATGAATGGGTTGTCCCAAACACAAATACACCCCCATGCGATACCCCGTATCCACACTACATCCCATTTCCAGATAATGCGGCGTCACTTTGAATTCCTTCTGTATTTTCACCTGCAAAATGTTTTTATAATTATCGTCCGTTTGTATCAGGGCCGTCCAATCAATGTGGTGGTCAAACACATTTTCAATGAATTTCTGCGCCATTTGAAACCCTGGTCCCGTGACAAACATTTGCTGAAACCACCCCTCATCATCTTTCACCACGATTTTATTGCAGTCCAGAAAAAGCGCGCCAATAAACGCCTCAAAAAGACATCCCAGTTTTTTCAAATTGGTGCGGATTTTCTTCTCCTCCGCATGTTTCGAAATAATCAGCCATTTATGTAGTCCCATTTCCAGCGCGATTTTACCAATGGCCTCGTTTTTCACAATGGCGATTTTCTTTTCTGTCATAAATCCTTCGTCCGCCTTGGGAAACCGACGATACAGCAAATATTTGGTCACGCATTCCAAGACACCGTCCCCCAAAAATTCCAATCGCTCGTTCGATTTGGTGCTCAAAGGCAAGCAATTGGACGGACGTTCGGCAAGAAGGATATTCTGCTCCATATTCTCCAAGTGGGGACGTTTGGTATAAGATCGATGCACAAAGGCTCGTTCATAGAGGGACATGTTGAAGATCGTCGTCGGCATACCGTATTTGGAAAGAATAGATTGAACCTCGCTCAATGTAATCTTAGTATTGACTGGATTATAAGGATTGAATACAAGTCCTTCGTCGGTTTTCACAATGTCCTCGTCGTATCGCGGAGTGGTCATATGATAAATATATCTACACGAAATATAGTTAAGTTGTTTTTTAGAATATTTATTTTTTATTATTTTTATGTAGAATTATCTTTTTGTTGAACGAATACCCAATGCGCGGTTTCCCAGTGCCCATTGGCATACGCATATCGAAAGGCATAATTCTCCTGGGCGCCGATGTCAATGTCTGGTTTATATGCCAACAATGTTTTCGCCAATGGCAAATGTCCGTATTCACAGGCCATGCGAAAGGCTTTCTCTTTGTTTGCAGAAAGATCGATGGTTGGATGGGCTTCCAAATAGGACATCAATGGGGGCAATTCTCCTTTCTCGCAAAGGGCGAACAATTGGAGAAGTTTTTTGCTAGATTGCTTGCTAGATTGCTGGCTAGAGGACTTGGTGGGTGCATCCACAAAGACGAAATCGAAGAAGTGCATGTAAATATATAATTGTTATAAAATATAAACACTTTTTTATATAGTAAATAAATGTATTGGTGGTATTGTTTGTTAGTGTTGAAGCCATTATGTATTTATGGTTGGCTGCATATGTCAGGAAGTGATCGTCATCATCATGGACGAAGAAATTACAACCCCTTTGGCCGTAAATATTTACAACAATTGCAGCAAAAACAAGAGGAGGAGGCACACACCTTTCATATTGTCATTCGCCGATATCCATTGTCCCGTCCGCATTTTGAGGAATATTTGCGACGTTTAAATTCGCAAAATGCGACAATTCAACACGAAGCCATTTTGGGGGGCGGTGGCGGGGGCAGTGAAGAGTTCAACATCACCCAACAAAGCGAAGAATTTCTGAATGCGAACCTGGAGTACGACGAAGACGAAGATACGGACAATGGTCTCGGTCGTCGTCGCGTCTATGGCAAACCCAGTGTCCCCACCAAATCCGCCAATTTTGAGGTCACCTTCAAAAACAATATTACCTTTCAAGACGTGGGGGGATACGAATTGGTCAAAAAGGAATTCGAGCAATGTATGGATATGTTGAAACATTATCACAAATACGTGGAATATAATGTGCGCATTCCCAAGGGGGCGATTTTGGAAGGACCCCCTGGAACTGGGAAAACCCTGTTGGCCAAGGCCTTTGCAGGGGAAGTCGGCTGCGGATTTATCGCCGTATCGGGGTCGGATTTTCAAGAGAAATATGTGGGGGTGGGTCCAATGCGTATCAAAGAATTGTTTGATTTGGCCAAGAAAAATGTGCCATGCGTTATATTCATCGATGAAATCGACGCGGTGGGGAAAAAACGCTCTACCGACAACGAAGCCTCTACGAGCGAACGCGACTCCACGTTGAATGCCCTGTTGGTGGAATTGGACGGGTTTAAAAGCAATGTCGGCGTGTTTTTATTAGCGGCCACCAATCGCGTGGATTTATTAGATCCTGCGCTGGTTCGTCCTGGGCGCATTGATAAAAAGATTTATATTGGATTACCCGATGTAGCCACCCGCAAGGCCATTTTGTCGATTCATGTTCGCGGAAAACCCAGTGCGGCGGATGTTTCCATGGATGCTTTGGTAGAAAATACGGAAGGGTTTAGTGGCGCCCAATTGGAAAATTTATTGAACGAAGCCATGTTGCAGGCATTGCGAAACAATGGCACGGAATTTACGAATGCAGATATTGAAATGGGGATGAATAAAATGATCGGAGGATGGCAGCCGACGGAACAGCCTTTTACGGAAGATTTGGTTCAACGCATTGCCATCCACGAAATGGGGCATGTGGTGGTTGGACTATTGGCCAAACATCATTCCAAAGTAAATAAGGTGGTCATTCATTTGCATTCGCCGAAGACTCCTGCCTATACGGTATTTCAAGGGTCGGCCACCCATATTTATACGAGTGAGGCCTTGATGGAACATTTGATGATTTTATTGGGGGGCCGAATTGCGGAAGAAGTCTTTTATGGAGTATCCGTCACGACCGGTGCCGTGAATGATTTTGAAGAGGCGCTGAAATTGGCCGAAAAAATGGTGGTGCATTATGGGATGGGGAAAAACGTATTGTATCCGCGATTTAGTGAGAAATACAAGGAGAAAATGGATGAAGAGATACATCGAATTTTACAAGAGGCCTATCGAGGCGCAGAAAGAATGATACGCGAACACAAAGAGTTTGTGGAAGAAATGGCGGTTGTTCTCAAACGAGAGAAAGTTATTCGCGGGGAGGACTTATATAGTAGGTTACACAAAGCGAACATATAAACCAGCTACAAAAATATAAAAAATGTGTATAATATATAATGAACTGGTTTTCATCCCAACCACCACAGCAACAGCCACCACAGCAACAGCCACCACAGCAACAGCCACCGTCCTCTTCCTATCAACCATCCACCATGGCACAACAAAAAAAGGATGCCGATTTGCTCAAACAGTGTATTATGCAATGCATTGTAGCAAAAAATGCAGCCGATCGAACCAAAAATTACTGGGCAGGGACTTCGAATGCGGTCCAACGAGAAGCACAAATTCGACAAGTATTGAATGATATTTTGAATACGCCGAATTTATCTCAAGTAATGGTGGTGGACCATGTCGCCAATACGGTAAAAACCGGGCTGAATAAAATGAAACAAGCAACGAGTTATGGATACCAGTCCCTTCGCGCACGATATCAAAATCAAAACCCATCGACCTCCGCGCAGAGCACACAAGGCGGTAAAACCAGACGAAGACGACTTCGACGACCTAGGCGTTCTTCTAATAAATAAAATATTTGCTTATATAAATGGATAATAATCCTCCACAATTAAATCGAGTGCCCCTCGTAAGACAAGACAATGCACCCCCACAGGAGGATAATAATATCGATTTGAATGAAATCAATCGAACTGAAGCGGCGAATGATGACCATATGTTAAATATTCCACGAGGGGGGAGGAAAAGCAGGAAACATCGAACTTCGAAAAAAAGTAGAAAACATCGAACATCGAAAAAAAGTAGAAAACATCGAACATCGAAAAGAACATCGAAAAGAAAACTTTGAAAGGATTAAAAAATGAATATAATAATATAAAGATTGCACCTATTATTATATTACCACCATGTGCGGCATATTTGCATTATTTAACAGCCCTTCAAACTATACATACATTAGTGAAATCATCACACGCGAGTTTATGAAAGGACAGCATCGTGGCCCCGAACATTCCACATTGCAGCCATATTTGAAGTTGCAATTGGGATTTCATCGTCTTGCCATTAATGGTCTCAATGAGGCGGCCAATCAACCTCTCATATATAACGACGTTCTGCTGATTTGCAATGGCGAGATTTACAATTACAAAGAATTGTACCAAGAAATGGGGGTTCAGCCAACGACCGGGTCGGATTGCGAAGTGATTATTCACTTATATCTACGCTACGGCATCGAACAAACCCTTACCATGTTAGACGGGGTCTATGCCTTTGTACTGTATGACAACCGATTGTTGGTGAATGTGGAAAATCGCGCCTATGTAGCACGCGACCCGTTTGGTGTGCGTCCTCTGTATTCTTTGGAAAAGAAAAGAGCAGGCACCAATACATCGATGCTTGGATTTGCATCGGAATTGAAATGCTTGGAATTCTTTTACAATGAATACAAATCACACGAAACCTATAACGTCAAAAAAATCGGTCAATTTGAGCCGGGAACTTATAGCACCCTGGTACTACCCAATCAATCCATCACCCAATGGAAAATAGAGCGCGAAAATGTGCGTTATTTTGTGCCAGGATTTACCCACAATTTATCCCCGAACTTTTCGCCCCAATATCTGAAAGAAGTCATGGCGAATGTGGCCATGTATTTGCTGCGTTCCGTGGAAAAACGATGTTTGACGACCGAGCGACCCATTGCCTGTCTCTTGTCGGGCGGTCTTGACAGTAGTTTGATTACGGCGTTGGTGAATGATTTCTACAAAAAACAATTTAATAAAAAGCTGGAAACTTATAGCATTGGACTACAGGGGTCGGAAGATTTGGCCTATGCCCGAAAAGTGGCCGATTATTTGGGGACCTCCCATTGTGAAATATTGGTGACGGAAGAGGAGATGTTTGAAGTCATCCCTGAAGTGATCCAGAATATCGAGAGTTATGATACGACGACCGTGCGTGCTAGTATTGGCAATTATTTATTGGGCAAATATATTTCTACCCATTCCGATGCGAAGGTGATTTTCAATGGAGATGGGTCAGATGAATTGTTTGGCGGGTATTTGTACATGCACCATTGTCCAGACAATATCGAATTTGACCGTGAAATCCGACGATTGTTGAAAGATATTCATTTATTCGATGTACTCCGATCCGACAAATGTATCTCGTCGCATGGCCTTGAACCGCGTACTCCGTTTCTAGATAAAAACTTTGTACAATATGTGCTGTCGTTGCCTCTGTCTATACGTAATTTCAAAAACAACACGGAATACCCCATCGAGAAATATTTGTTGCGCGCCTGTTTTGATGCGGAAAATATACGAAACAAGGACGATCGGCCTTTCTTGCCAGAGGAAATATTGTGGCGAAAAAAGGAAGCCTTCAGTGATGGAGTGAGTTCGCATGGGCGGTCCTTGTATGTGATTTTGCAGGAGAAAATCGCGGCAAAAATGACGGAGGATGCGGCGGCAGAAGAACCTTTCCTTCCCTACAAAGAAAAATATTATCCATGCTTGAATACAGAGAAGAAATACTACAAACAGATTTTTGACGAGGCGTTTCCCGACTGCGAACATTTATTGCCGTATTTTTGGATGCCGAAATATACAAATGCGACCGACCCCAGTGCGCGGACATTGGCGATTTATATAGGGGAACCGAATGGTTCCCCCTATGACCCCCTCCTTTCTATCAGTTAAACTCCTTTCTATCAGTTAAACTCCTTTCTATTGAACATACTTTTTACCATTTTATATTTTTATTTGTAAAAGATAAAAATATAAAAAAGGAAGGGGTCATAGGGGAACCTTGGTTCCCATTTTTTAATAGGGTCAAACGAAGTTAGAAAGCGTAGCTAAAAACCTTGGTTTCCCTATCCTATTTAATATCTACGAATCGCACGAATGGCCGACTGACTGGCATTGGATTGGTCCCCTCCGTTGCTAAAATCATTATAATTTTTATTGACGGCTTTTTGCTTCAAGTAGGTCGTATAATTCGAACTATCATATACATATTTTACATTGCAAGTGGCAGAAGGAATATCTGCTAATAATTGCAGACTATTGTATGCCGCCGAGGGGACACAAGAGATCGAAGTGGCGCCAAAACGCACCTTTAATCCCCTCATATTGGGACGACTTTGGAAGGATTGGCAACTTCCACCACACGAGAAATTTTCACGGCTTAATAAATCTCCTGCGTTATTTACGGCGCGAAAAGGAGTGGTAATACTTTTTTTCAAATGATTGCGTCTTAACTGGCTTGGATAGGTGGTATTCCAAGCATTTTTTAAGGTAAATCGAATTTGTTCGTATTCGGGGTAGCGTTTATCGGTGAGCTGGGTCGTTTGAGGCATCCACCCTTGAATGGCACCTCCCGGGCTTTTGGCGTTTTTGGCAAATATGGAAAAGGCAGTGTTACTTCCACTGATGGGATTGGTAAATCCGACGGACATTATTATTTATATATAGATATTAAAAAATATAGAGGGACCTAGGTCCCCCCTATGACCCCTTCCTTCTCTTATTTGTTTTGTTTTGTTTTGTTTTGTTATTCACTCACACTCACAGTGACATCAAAATCGATAAGCGCCTCCCGAAGGTGGTGCCATATCGAAATGGATGTCGGTGTGAAGTAGAAGTAGAAATGGGTTTCTCTATATATTTTGTTGGCCTATATAAAGAGGATGTTTGACATTACCATGCTATTCAGCGCCCTACTCTTTGTATTCATTGATTTTTTCTATTTGAATTTCATAAAGGGATATTTTAAACACCAAATTCAAACCGTGCAAGGAAGTCCGGTGAAAATCAACTTCTTAGGAGTAGTATTGTGCTACATCTTTCTGATTGCTGGATTACAATTTTTTATCATTCAAAAAAACAGACCCGTCAGTGAAGCGTTTTTATTGGGTCTAGTGATTTACGGTGTCTATGAAACCACGAACTATGCGTTGTTCAAAAATTGGTCCATCTTCACCGTATTCATTGATACATTATGGGGTGGAATTGTCTTTGCCTTGACGACCTATTTGATGCAGTGGTTGCGTCGATATTTGTAATTTATATTTTATTTTGTAATTTGTATTTGTATATTTATATAATATATAACTACATGACCTCTTCTTCCACAACTGTTCCTGGGATGATGTATCCCACACAAAAAGGAATGGTGGGAACCACACCCGCCGATTCCGCTAGAATGGCCACCTTAAATAAAGCTCAATCTCAATCCAATGCCAATCGATTGATGGCGGGAGGAATTCGGTCACATTGTCGTCACAATAGTCGCCACAGGCTTAAAAGTCGCAGGCTTAAAAGTCGCAAGCTTAAAAGTCGCAAGCTTAAAAGTCGCCACAGGCTTAGAGGCGGTGTCATTACTGTACCCACCTATCAAATGTTATATGAGCCTCAAGGCGGGCCTGGCACAGATCCCAATAGTCAAATTCAATCCAATTCAATAACCTCCACTCAAATGGCCAAGAATGCAACATTCGATAATCACGCCACGATAAAAGGGGGTAGGAAAACGATGCGACGACGACACCATTCGTATTAGATTGGCTAAAGAATTACTTTAATTGGGGAAATATGGAATTCATAAGAGAAGGAGGGTCAAGCGTAGCAGATGGTCATAAGGTGTAAGCGTAGCTAAAACATTGGTTCCCCTATAAAAAATGAGTTCAAATGGGAATATATGGAATATGTATCTATTTCATAATAAACCCATGTTTGAATTTATTTGCGGAGACAAACGGTTTCATTGTTCGCATAAATCCTGGAACGAATTGCGAAACAATATTATTTTGGCCACCATTGAATATTTGGAAGATACATTAAATACCACCGAAGAAATCCCCGACCATGAAGTATATAATCATGACTATTACGCGTTGCATGCCTTACATTTGTTGGAACAATTTTATAAAGAAACCAAAGATACTCCTGTAGATCGAATTGTCCTTCTCTCGAAATTGGTTCGAACCAATATGTTTTTTATAAATGCATTGACGTATTTTGGTATTATTGGGCTCTATGAATTGTGTTATAAAACAGATGGGGAAGGCCATTATAGTCCTGGAAATGCACTCAATATATCTCTGTTATTGGATAAAATCGAACCCTATTTGCAAAAAAAAGAAGAGATTTATTATTTCATTTATTTAATCAAGGATTTCAATTGTTCTATTTATGATGTCGTGCAAGAAAGTTATCAAAGTATGCAAAATATTAAAATATTGTAACTAGTCGGTGACAAGAGAGAGATATATATCAAGAGATATAATATATTAAATAAAATGCCCCATTATTTTATATATTCTCCCCCCCACGATGAAAACATTCCATACCATTGTGAAATCGATTACGAATGCAAAATGGTTATTTATTGACCAAGTGCATGAAGCCACCCATGACACTCCTTCGATTGTTCATAATTATTTTTTGCTATTGGTCGAATTGGATGACAATCTAACCCCCCAAACCAAATTTTCTTTTTTATCCAATGGACTGGAATGTTTTTTTATAACGGGTGAAAATAAAACATTATTCCTCGATTTATTTTGTCAAATTCAAAAAACCTATCATCGATTGAACCGATTTTCCCGTCGAATCAAATACAATCGCGCAAAAATAAATGTAAATACGGATTTTTATTTGAACCCCATAGATCCCACTTCGAAGAACACCTTTTGTTTCTTTGATGGGAAAGTGAAATATCTGTTTCATATCCAAGATCTGTGTAAAATCATCACAAAGGCGCTCGCCCATTCCACCCACTCTTTTTATGACACTCCCCTCCCCATTAAAAATCCATACACCAATTTACCTTTTTCCAAATCTACCCTGTATTCGATTTATTTTTTTATGCGATTTACCTGCAAGATTGAATGTTCCTTGTTTTTTTTATTTTTCCAATGCAATTTTAATTTGAATGAGTTTCAGGACAAACATGAATATGAAATACGAGAGAAAGTGATAGAAAATTATGTCCAACAATGCAATCCAACGCAGATACGTAACATGATTACTTTATTCAATGATGATACGACCCAATGTAACAAACACATTCGGGTAGATGACGATTTCCCCGAAGACAAATTGGTGTCGATTTTTAAACCTTATTTCAAATTGTATATTCAATCCAAATATTCACTCATTCGTCATATACGCAATCGGTCCTTTCATTGCTTTTTTCAAAAAATGGAAGAATTTCAAGAATTTAATCCGCGGTTCGGTGAAAAAAATTATAAAATCGTGTCCGTGCATAATCCAAACATGCCTTTTTGTAATAAAATCTTTCGTGAAAATATATTTAATATGACACATATTCCGTTTTATAATACGCATCGCGAAAAGAAGTATTTTTTATTGGACCATGCGATATAATTTTGCGACCTTCTTTATATTGAATTTTTATATATTTATAACATAAAAAACAACTTAAAGACCCCGTTATTCTTTAACCTATTCATGGAACTGCAAAAATTCGATAGGATAAACAATGGGGGATTGCTGGACAAAGTAATTGTCATTAATGGAAAACGTGAGACGGGAAAAACATTTTTAGTACAAGATATACTACGTCATCTACCCGAGGAGGTTTCGGGGACAGTAATTGCCTCAGAAGAGGACGCCCGTTGGATTGCTTCTCTAAAACCCGACGTTAGCATTCATCATGAATACAATGTTGCGATTTTGGAAAATATATTAAAAGCCCAAAAAAGAGAAATGAACAAAAGGAATCAATATGACCTTTCTGTCCGACATATCGTAACAATGGACAATTGTTTGTATAATGACCTTTTATGGCATCGTGATAAAATAATACACTTTATGTTCAAGAGTGGTCGTCATTGGAAAATTACACTCCTCGTCACCATGACCTATCCTTTGGGAATGCCCCCCATTTTACGGGATGAAGTAGATTATGTTTTCATTTTGAGAGAAAATTACATTGCAAATCGAAAGCGGTTATATGAAAATTATGCGGGAATGTTTCCCACCTTTGAAGCGTTTTGTCAAGCCATGGATACCTATACAAACCAAATGGAATATGGATGTATAGTGATTGATACACGTGCCAACCAAGCCTTTTGGTACAAAGCTACTGAATGAATGTAGAATGTATAAAGGACCAATTTTAACAAAATAAGAAAGGAGGGTCAAGCGTAGCAGATGGTCATAAGGTCAAGCGTAGCGGATCGAACCTTGGTAAAAGAGTCGCAGGCTCGCCCCTATAATATTCGTTCAAAATTGGATAAAATAACTTGTGCTTTCTGTATATGACACTGGAACTAAAAAAATTCGATATGAAAAAAATCAGCTTTAAAGCCAATGAAGCCAAAGGTCCTGTGATTGTATTAATCGGTAAGCGCGACACCGGTAAATCATTTTTAGTACGTGATTTACTCTATTATCATCAAGACATTCCGATTGGAACGGTCATTGCCGGTACGGAAGAAGGCAATGGGTTTTTCACTTCGATGGTCCCCCGAATATTCATTCACAATGAATACAATGTGGCGATTGTAGAAAATATATTAAAACGACAAAAAAAAGTAATGAAGGAAATGGCAAAAGAAATCGAAATGTATCGAAAAACCACCATCGACCCGCGTAGTTTTGTCATTATGGACGATTGTTTGTATGACAGTGCGTGGACCCGTGATAAAATGATGCGTCTCATGTTCATGAATGGTCGTCATTGGAAAATCATGCTCATTATCACCATGCAATACCCCCTGGGAATGCCACCGAACCTACGTACCAATGTAGATTATGTGTTCATTTTGAGAGAAAATTACATCAACAATCGAAAACGCATTTATGAAAATTATGCGGGCATGTTCCCCACATTTGAAGCGTTTTGTCAAGTCATGGACCAATGTACCGAAAATTATGAATGTTTGGTCGTGGATAATAATTCCAAATCCAACAAATTGCAAGACCAGGTATTTTGGTACAAGGCGGAAAATCACGGCGAATTTAAATTGGGGTCCAAAGAATTTTGGGAATTGTCGAAAAATTTAGGAGAAGACGATGACCGTATTCCCTATGACCCCACGAAAATTAAAAAGCGCAGTGCGGGACCCACCATTAATGTGAAAAAAGCAAATAAATATTAAGGTCGACTGCATGCGTTTTGACCCGCTCTTTTTTCAAATCTAGATACTATAATATACAATTCTTATGCTACTCTGGGTTCTGCAGATATCCATCAGTTCCTTGTTATTTATATGCATTGTACATTATTTGATGGACTATTTAAAAACCACTTTTACCATTCCCAAACGAGCGGCCATCGATGAAGAAAAGTATGAGAAAATTTATAGTCTTATGCGTGGTCCAACTACGGGTCCAAACAATGATCCAAACATATCTATGCAACTAGAAGAAATACCCTCTCAAGTGACCTTGTTGGACCAATTGCCACCTGTTGAAATGGAAAACGAGGCAACCATGAAAGAAGAATTGAAGCAATTTTTAAAACAAATGGATTATTAATAGGGGAACCTAAGGTTCCCCCTATGACCCCCTCCTCTTTAACATACTATACATAAAAACAATTTGAAGACAATTTGTTTTACTATACTATCGTATCGATGCTTTCTTCTTCCGAAAAACAACGACTGCTACAAGAAGTTCCCTTTGTAAAACTTTCTTATGAAAATCTAAGTCATAAGAAAGTTGACACATTTGATTACATTTCGATAATTCCCCGCGGAGGAAAATGTTTTCTATGGTTTTACAATGCGACTACTTGTTATTTGGTGAAATTGGAAAAAAGACAAAAAGTAGATATTTTCAAGGTGCCCATCTCCTTTCCACCTGAATATACAGGGTCTCTTTTATATGGCACGTTTTTTCACCACGAAGGAAAAAAAATCGTGTCGGTGGAAAATAGTTGGATGGGTCAACGTCTATTGAGCTGGGGGGAGAAATTGGTTCAATGGCAGGTGCTCATGAATTCCCTACAATGCGCCCCTGGATATATGGTGTGTCTCCCTGCGATGTGTAAGACGGAAGAAGAAGCCGCTTCTAAGATGGTGTCCCTCCCGTATAAAACCTATGCCCTTCATTATTTCGTATATTCCAAAATCAATTGGTACGAAAAACGGATTCCGACTGCAGATGGAAAGCAGCAACCCACCCAAACCTCCTTGCAAAAACAAGGAGCTCATGCAGTATTTCACGTGGTTCCCGACCGACAATGTGATATTTATCATTTGTTCTGCATGGACGACGAAACGGGAGAGAGAAAGGAACATTCCATTGCACACATTTGCAATTATCAAAGCAGTGTGTTTATGAATTCACTCTTTCGCAACATCAAAGAAAATCGCAATTTAGATGCGCTGGAAGAAAGCGACGATGAGGAAGACTTTGAAAATATCGAGGAAGATAAATATGTTCAATTGGATATGTCGCGCAATATGATCTGCGAATATCATGCCAAATTTCGAAAATGGAGACCCGTCCAAGTTGCACCCGAAAACGCGCGGATCGTTCGTTGGAAGGAATTACTTTAGATATTTTGTAGATAAAATAGATAAAAAAATGAAATAGAAACAACCTCCGTTATCCATAATAACCACACCCTCCATCACCTATGAGTACCGATAAAACAAAACACCTTGACCCAGTCAAAGTCCAAGACAAAGATAAAGAAGACTACTTTGATACAGCTCGCGGGGATAGTTATATTGAACCGCCTTGGGATATTATTAGCGCTTATTTCAAAGGTCAACATTTGGACCAACTGGTCCGCCATCAAATTGAATCCTATAATTATTTCGTCGGCCATCAAATCCTAAAAACCATTGAAATGTTCAATCCCATTCGAGTGGTTTCCGAAACAGATTTCGATATACGAACCAAAAAATATTTTCTGGAAATATTCATCACCTTTGAAAATTTTCAAATCTTCCGCCCAGAGATTTACGAAAACAATGGCGCCGTGAAAATGATGTTCCCTCAAGAAGCCCGATTGCGCAACTTTACGTATGCCTCTTCCACCACCATTGATTTGAAAATTAAATATCTGATACGAACTGGTCCCGACCTGGAAAACGTGAAAACATTGCACAAAACGATGCCCAATATTCATATCGGGAAATTGCCGATTATGTTGAATTCCGACATTTGTTTATTGAAACAATACGGACATTTATCCCACCTGCAGACGGGCGAATGTAATTATGATACGGGCGGCTATTTTATCATCAATGGCTCTGAAAAAATCGTGCTGGGACAAGAACGCGTCGCCGAAAATCGCGTCTGTTGTTTCAATGTCAGTAAAAACGAGACGAAATACACCTGGAAAGCGGAAATCAAATCGCTCCCTGCCATGAAGTTTATTTCTCCGAAACAAATCAATATTATGATATCGTCCAAGAACGACGGATATGGAAATTCGATTTTAGTGGAAATCCCCCGCATTCGCGTCCCCATCCCACTCTTTATTGTGTTTCGCGCACTGGGCGTAATTTCCGACAAGGCCATTTGCGAAAAAATACTCTTGGATTTGGAAGACAAAACCTTGTTGAAACTCTTGGAGTCGTCGATTATCGAGTCCAACAAATATTTGACCCAAGAAGAATGCGTCAAATATATCACCAATTATGCCGCCTATATCCCCATCAATGTGGATGAAGAAGTGGGCATACAAAAGAAACACTTGTTTGTGGTCGATATTTTGAACAACGATTTGTTCCCGCATTGTTACAACATGGAGCAAAAAATATACTTTTTGGGATACATGACCAAAAAACTATTGTTGGTGTCCATCGACCTTCTCAAACCCGACGACCGCGACTCTTATCTAAACAAACGAGTCGATTTGACGGGCACCTTGTTGAATAATTTATACCGCAATTATTTCAATAAATTGGTGAAAGATATGTCCAAACAAATCGTGCGTGAAATCAAGCACGGCACTTGGAAATCCAAAGAAGACTATGAAAATATTATCAATCTGACGAATATTTGCAAAATCATCAAATCCACCACCATTGAAAATGGGCTAAAGCGCGCCTTATCTACTGGCGATTTCGGTGTGAAATACACCAACAGCAACAAAGTGGGGGTGGCTCAAGTGCTAAACCGTCTCAATTATGTGTCCAGTCTCAGTCACGTGAAGCGGATTTCCACGCCTCTGGATAAAAACGGCAAATTAATTCCGCCGCGCAAATTGCACAATACGTCGTGGGGATTTATTTGCCCCGCAGAAACCCCAGAAGGTCAATCCGTCGGCGTAGTGAAAAATTTAAGCTACATGACCCATATTAGTATTCCGTCCAATGTAACGTCCTTATATGAAATCGTATTGCAGCATATTTCTCCTATAAAGGAAGCGGAAGCAGTGACCCAATTACATACGAAGACCAAAGTGTTTGTCAATGGGGCATGGATCGGCGTAGTCGAACGTCCCATGGACCTGTATTTGTTTTTAAAAGATAAAAAATACAAGGGCATGATTAACATTCACACGTCCATTATCTTTGACACCAAAATGAATGAGGTCCGCGTATGCAATGATAGCGGTCGTTTGATGCGCCCCCTATTGCGGGTGGTAGATAATCATTTATTGCTTACGCATTCCATTCTGCGCGAATTGAAAAAGGGGGCATTGGGATGGAATGATTTGTTGAATGCCTCTGTGTTGAACCAATCCATTCTCGAATACATTGACCCTGAAGAACAATCGTGGTCGTTAATTGCCATGAACCCCTCCATGTTGCATGCAGAACCGCATCATTTAAACAAATATACCCACTGTGAAATCCATCCATCCACCATCTTCGGAATATTGGCGTCTTGTATCCCCTTTCCAGAACATAATCAATCCCCCCGAAATACGTATCAGTGTGCGCAAGGAAAACAGGCCATTGGTATATATGCAACGAATTATTACAATCGCATGGACAAAACCAGTTATGTGTTGAACTACCCGATGCGCCCGCTGGTGGATACGCGAATTATGAATATATTGAAACTCAATCAAATTCCCTGCGGGACGCAAGTGATTGTCGCCATCATGACCCATACGGGATATAATCAAGAAGACTCTTTACTCATTAATAAGGGATCGATTGACCGCGGCATGTCGATTGCGACCATTTATCATACGGAGAAGGATGAAGACAAACAGAAAATAAATGGGGATGAAGAAATTCGCTGCAAACCCATTTTGAATAAAACCAAAGGGATGAAAATGGGCAATTATGAAAAGGTCGATGAAGATGGGCTCATCCCCGAAAATACGTTGGTGGAAAATCGCGACGTCATTATTGCCAAGGTGAAACCCATCAAGGAATACAAAAACGATTTGACGAAAATCATCAAATATGAAGACCAAAGCAAAATATACAAGACGATGGAAGATACCTATATCGACCAAAACGTGATTGACAAAAACGGGGATGGGTATAATTTCGCCAAGGTGCGAATACGAACCGTGCGAAAACCCGTCATTGGAGACAAATTCTCGAGTCGCCATGGGCAAAAAGGAACCATCGGCAATATTATCCCCGAATGTGATATGCCTTTCACCAGCACGGGGGTGCGACCCGATATCATTATCAATCCGCATGCCATTCCGTCGCGTATGACCATTGGGCAATTGAAGGAAACCGTGCTGGGGAAAATCTTGTTGGAATTCGGTCTCTTCGGGGATGGAACCGCGTTTGGCGAATTCGAAATCAAGGATATTTGTGATTATTTGTTGAAATGCGGGTCCGAAGCACATGGCAATGAATTGTTATACAATGGATTGACGGGGGAACAACATGAATGCAGCATCTTTATGGGGCCCGTGTTTTACCAACGACTGAAACACATGGTCAATGACAAAACCCATAGTCGGTCGATTGGACCGATGGTGAATTTAACGCGACAACCCGCGGAAGGACGTAGCCGTGATGGTGGCTTGCGATTTGGCGAAATGGAGCGTGATTGCATGATATCCCATGGCGCGGCGAGATTTATGAAGAGCCGAATGTATGATGTGTCGGACAAGTATTCGATGCACGTATGCAAACGATGCGGAAATATAGCGGCGTTTAATGCGGACATGCACATCCACCAGTGTTATACCTGTGATAATCGTGTTGATTTTTCGAGAATAGAATTACCGTACTCGTGTAAATTGTTATTTCAAGAATTGAAAACTATGAATATATGTTCCAGGTTCTTAATTGATAATTAAATGTGAGGTGTTTGTTGATAAAAATGATAATAATTATCTTTTTTATTATAATTATAACAGTAAATGGGTAAAAGATGCAAACAGGATGGATGTAAAAAACAACCAACCTTCAATCATGAAGGACAAACCAATGCCATGTATTGTGCTGCACATAAAAATGAGGGAATGGTAGATATAAAAAATAAAAAATGTCGACAGGATGGATGTAAAAAACAACCAGTATTCAATCATGAAGGACAAATCCTTGCCATGTATTGCGCAACTCATAAAAAAGATGGGATGGTGGATATAAAATCTAAAAAATGCCAACAGGATGGATGTAAAAAAGGTCCAGCATTCAATCATGAAGGACAAACTATTCCATTGTATTGTGCAACTCACAAATTGGAAGGGATGGTCAATGTAGTAAGTAAAACATGCCAACAGGATGGATGTAAAAAAATACCAGTATTCAATCATGAAGGACAAATCCTTGCCATGTATTGTGCAACTCATAAATTGGAAGGGATGGTAGATATAAAACATAGAACATGTCAAAGTGAATGGTGTTACACACGAGTAACCGATAAATATGATGGATATTGTGTCTTCTGTTACATACATTTATTCCCTGACAAACCCATTTCGCGAAATTACAAAACCAAAGAATATGCCGTCGTCGATTTTATCCAAACCACCTTTCCCGATTATCATTGGGTAACCGATAAACGAATTGCCGATGGATGTTCCCGGCGAAGACCGGATGCTCTCTTGGACCTAGGTTACCAAATACTCATTGTAGAAGTGGATGAAAATCAGCACATCGATTATGATTGTAGTTGTGAAAACAAACGTATCATGGAATTATCAAAAGATGTAGATTACCGTCCCATCATCTTTATCCGTTTCAATCCCGATGAATATGAAAATGAAAGCGATGATACCTTGATACGTTCGTGTTGGGGGCTAAACAACAAAGGGCTTTGCGTCGTAAAAAAAGCCAAACAACAAGAATGGAAACATCGATTGGATACGTTGGCCCAACAAATTGCCTATTGGTCGGACACGAACAATAGAACCAACAAAATGATTGAAGTGGTGCAATTGTTTTATGATAAATAGAATAAGGTTGGGTTGCTCATTTCATCGTGGGCAAAATCGAATACACTTTTTTCAGGATATAATATACACCCAATAAAAGATAGGTAGAAAGAAAGGGTAACAAGAACAAGGCGACACTGGTAATTAGACGCACTGCGAAGCTTCGCTCACTTGGAAAAAGAAAATTTAACACGACGTACACAATCAAACAAATAGCATACACTAGTTTCAACCAAAAATAAAACCCATTCAATCGGTCAATGTTTTGGTCTTCATAATAGGTTTTTCTTTCATTGGTCAAGGTGTCACTCGTGTCTTCTTTGAGGCCTTTCCACAACTCGGCATTTTCGCGTTTGTATTTTTCGTACAATTCTTGCACATTTTCCACATTCATTACTAGACCCGCATAACTCTCGATTTGTGCATGTATTTTGGCCACTTCTTGTTGAAATTTCTCTAAAAAGGTCTCGATAATGCCATCAGCTTTCTCTCCATATTGAATGTCCATCAATTCATTATATACGGCGGTTCCGCGAGTATAAGTAATGTATTTTTTTTCGGCTCTCTTTACGTCTTCGGGCGCAGTTTCTAGTTGAATTTGCGCCTCCATTAATTTTTGCTGCAATCGTTCTGCTTTTCTAGAACGTTGGCAATCGGAGTTACATAAAATGGAATCTGATGCTTGACTAATCAGTGAATTCAATTGATTGATGTCAAAGGGCATCTGGGGTGGTTGTTGTGTCATGCTTATACTTATATTAGACAATGACAATTATTTTGACAAGTAAAAAAATTACAAATATGCAAAAACAAATATACAAGATATTTTAGTATAATACAAAAGAGAAGATTTTTATTTATTAAGATTTTGTTCTAGGTTGGAGGGGAAATAGCCAGACAATATAGCCAGTTCGGACAGATTTTTATTTTTTTTAAGCAGGGTACGTATATTTTCTTCTGCCATATTTAATGTTTGTAACACTTTTCGAACAATTTTGCGTTCTTCTGTATTAGAACATTGATATTTTTGAATTTCTGTTCTTAATTCAAATAATTTCATAAACATAGTGATGCTTAAAATAGCGTAACAGCGAACTTTTATAAATACACTATCATCGTCATTTATCGCTTTATTTATTTTTTCATACATATTTATAACAATTCTAAATTTTTCAATCTTTGAGGTTGCCTGTTTGAACTCCTCTAATTGATGTTGTATATCACTCACCCATGGTTTTGAATTTTGTATAAGTGTTTGACTGCGGGTTTGCATTTTTTTCCTTGTTGTGTTGATGTAACATAGCAATATCAAGAAAATTCATCTCAATTTTTTCTTTTCTCTCACCGTTCGAGGAAATAAATACACAAATATACAAATACGTTTTTTATATTTATTTTATGCAAGCAATCGTTCTAATTTATCGGGACAATATCCCCGCAATAAAGCATATTCGCGTCTATTTTTTATTTTTTTTAACAGGATGCGCAGTTTTCCTTCTACTGTACTCAGAATTTGTAACGCTGCTTTTGTTATTTTTTGTTCTGCTGCATTAGCGAATGGATAATGTTGAATATCCACTCTTAATGTAATTATTTTCATAAACATGACAATACTCAATATACTAAATTCGCAGTGTTCAATAAATACGAGTTCGTTCTCATCTAGAAAATCATTTACCAATGTATAAATTTTTATCACATGTGCGATCCTTTCAATCTTTGTGGGTAATGTATCTATACCAATTAGGTGGTGTTTAATATCGCGTCTCCATTTTTGTGTATGTTCCATGACCATTTTTTTAGCTAGAGCTTTGGTTTGACTGCGGGTTTGCATTTTACTAATTGTGTTGTGGGGGTAACATAGCAATATCAAGAAAATCCATCTCATTTTTCCTTTTCTCTCACCTTTCGAGAGAAAACTCGTCCAACAAATCATCCTTCCATGGATTGTCTTCGTGTATATACCATTTTTTTTCACGAGGGTCCCATTTGGCTCCTCCCTTTTTGGCCGTTTCCTTTTGTGCATACGGAACATTCAAATAGATGCGCGGTTTTATAATATTCATAAACACTTTTTTACTATTTGTATCTGGTTCGTACGTACATTGTGCATCCTGTTCGTACGTACATTGTGTATCCTGTTCGTACGTACTTCGGTCGGTACTTCGGTCGGTACTTCGGTCGGTACTTCGGTCGGTACTTCGGTCGGTACTTCGGTCGGCTAGGTCGGCTCCTTGGGTCGCCAAGAGGTCCGCCCAACGGTTGCCCACAGAATGCACATCTTCGCCGCGAGTATGGGCTTTCACATGCAAAAATTGCACGGTGGGTGCATTTTTATACACTTCATAGGCGCGCTGCACTAGTTCTTTGTTCGGAATATCTTGCGCCCACTGCTGTTTCGCGCATTTATCTCCATAGGTGGACAAACACAATAAGGCATATTTGGAATCCGTGACAATGGTGATGCGTTTCCCCAGGCGGACATCATCTTGAATGAGCGGATAAGTTTCCAAAATCGCCGTCAATTCTGCCATATTATTGCTCTGTTTGCCGTCGATTTTTCTCGATACATTGCGCGGGTCGCCCTCCGCGAAAAAAATCCCGATTCCGGCGGAGGCATTCACCTGTCCATTGTGGATACATGCACCGTCTGTATATACATAATAATCGGGTTGTGGGTCCATGATGATTTCTCCTATGTATAATATGAATTGTTTTTATATATAAACATTAATTTATAAATACATATTGGTCTAGTTAGACGTAGTTCCATTTACGATGGAGCAAAACTGAAAAATATAATAGGTCATCCACCTTTGTCTATATAAAATAGTATCATCCCCCCCCAACAAATAAAAAATCTATATAAAGACTATGTATTTACTCCTATTATGGATATGCGAATGTATAAAAATCTTCTAATTCTTTCTTTTCTTGTTGTACTCAACCTATTCACCACAATACAAGAAATAGGAAATAAATATTGTTTACCACCTGTGCTTATTGCACCTGAAGTGAAACTTATGTTATATACTTCTGTATTAGTGTTTATAATGTACTTATAATGGATATGGGAAATCTAAATAAAAAATGAAAAATTATTTTATTGATTTTTATAATTATTAAAATAAAATGGAACTTGTTTGTGAAGCACTGGGCGATCTTCGAATACTACCCGCCACCGCCGTTTTTGTTATTTTCGCATCCAGTAAAGCGGCTCGTAATCGATTTTTAGTGGATAGTAGCCTAGTTAGTCCGCATGGTGTGGAACTGGATAATTTTCGTGTACAGAAAGGTCGAAAAATTATTTTCTGCTTTTGCACTCCACACATGTCTATTGAAGACATAGAAGCAGCTCTGGGAGCACTAAATACAGAAATAGCCTCCTTGCCCAGGTCGTTTTGTTTTGTATATACCGAGGAGGTCACGAAATTTACCAGTCAAAAGACAGAATATTTCTTGCGCGGGAAGATGAAATCTAAAGACACTCTTCGGTTCGCGTACTGGCGAAAAGATGGACAACGATTTGAAGAAAGTGCGAGTTTTGCAGATGCGTCGTCGACCACCCCACCCCCCTCCGCGAAAAAAATCCCGATTCCTGCAGAGGCGTTCTCCCGTCCATTGTGGATACATGCACCGTCTGTATATACATAATAATCGGGTTGTGAGTCCATGATGATTTCTTCTATGTATAATATGAATTGTTTTTATATTATAAAAATGAAATACAAAAATACAACCTCCAGATATCCATACAATGTTGTCTTGGGAAGAATGTATGGATCATTTGGCCCATGGCACAATCACCTTGGATGGATTATGTGATGAAGAATTGGCGAAATATTATGTATTATTAACAATGCAAATATATGCATTTCAACAAATAGATGCCGACAAAGAAAAAGATTTTGCAGAGGACATTAAATTTAGAGACGGTGAAAAAATAGATAATAAAGAAGGCACTTATTTGGAGATCGCCAGGACGGCTAAAATGGCACACGAGTATTTACAACCCTTACAAGAAATCATAAAAAACCATCCAAAAGATACCACATATTTTCAACAGTTATTTAAAAATCAGCTAAACGATTATGCACTCACCAATAATATTGATTGGAACCCAAACCCCCAAACACATCACATAAAATAAATTCCTTGAAATTATTTTATGTGATGTATATTGTCTTATGTCTATCTTTGTCTATTTGTATCTATCCTTTTCTATTCTTTTTTTTATTTACCCTTATGAATCATAATCCCCATAGTCATCATATTCCTCTTCGGGCGCCCCCGTTCCATCCAAATTGCCATCCATATAATCGTCATTGATATATTCCATGTCATATACTTCGTCCTCGATTTCTTGATTGGCCCGTTGTTCTTCCAAATACTCATCCACCAAGACGTCCTCCACCTCCACCGTGTCATCCAGGTCGCCCTTTCGCCGAATGTTTCTCTCCGCAGTGAGCATTTCCGTTCGAAAATCTTCTTCTTCGTCATAATAATCCTTGTCTAAGACCGTCAACCCCTTTTGCATTCCTTTGCTATACACTCCCAGCTTGACGATTTTCATCATCGTATCCATTTCACGCTCTTCTTCATTCATCTGCTTCAATTTGTCCGTGATGATATTTTTTTCGCGCTGTTTCAATTTGAAGACATTTTGTTGAATGGTTTCATACGACATATCTACTGTCTTGTTCTCTTGATAAATGATTTCTAAATACGCAACAAACAAATCCACTGTTTTTTCCTTCAAGGCGCGTTGATTGCCGTGTAATAAAAGAGCATTCGCATCTTCTTCTTTTTCTTCAGGATAGATTAAATCATTCTTTTTGACGCGCTTGTTTTTTTTCGTGGATTTGCTGGTGCTGTTGCTGGTCGCAGCCGCTGCCGCCGCAGTATAGACTGACGCTTGGTTGGTGAGCTGGATATAACGCATGAAACACTGCAGCAAATAAAATTCAAACATCTTTTTCCCCGTGTATTCATTGATGACTGGATGAAGAACCGTGTCGCCCTTGACAATGTCGGTAAAACAAGGGGTCACTTCGGACAATTGCACCAAGAAGGACAAGGAGGGGATGACCCTGGATAAAAGTGGGTCCAATTCCGCCGAACCATAAAAGGCACTTAACCCTTCATAATAATCTTGAATATATTTGGTGAGGTTCGTTTCATGAGCCCTGGAAAACCCATAATGATATGGGATATTTAGTTTTTTATAATCAACACTATGAATAATCATTGCAGGAAATACACGCGCCACACTATGAATAACGTTTTTATAAAAGGCGAGCCGCGAATAGAAGCTTTGACCGTGCTGACCTTCAGACCGTTCCTCTTGAGACAATTGTTGGAGGATACGTATTGTTTTGGTCAAGGTTTTTTTCGTCACATTCGCCGCCGCATTGCTTTGGATAAAATCCACAATGTCTTCTCTCAACTGATCGATTTTTTCCACCAAATAATTATTCACCGCACGAACCTCCGCCGTAGTTTGCGCCGTCGCCAGTTGAAAGGTATCCAGCGCCGTCCGCATACGATGGCAAAACGGCTCCATCTCCGCATCCTCTTGTGGGGCAATCTCCAATTGTTGCAAGAAAACACCCACAGCAGAAGGCATCGGTTGATTCAATTGCAGGGGTCGGATATTATGTCGCCCCACCGCCTGCAATAACTGCAACAAATTCTCATTCGTGTATTTTTTCCCCGCTTCTTTCATGTGTTGTATCAGGCGGTCATTGGAATCCCCGGGCTGCAACAACATATTCGCCGGTTTATTGTCGCAAATCGGCAACAAATAGGGTGGAATGGGCAACACCTTGTTGAAATGACAAAACGACAGAAAGGCCAAATAGACGGTTTTTTCGCCGAATTCCGACACGATGGAGGGATATTTATTCTTCGTATTGAGGGTGCTGCAAAATATTCCGCTTTTGGAATATCGATGGACGTCTTCCAGGATATTGCCCAGTTGGGTAACATAGGTATTGTACTCGGTGATTTCCTTGGAAAAATAGTCGATCGTCTTATCCTGTGGACTACTATTGCAACACGCATTTTCTAAAAAGGGTTCGCCCGACATACTGCGTCGCAACACCTCCTTTTTATCCACGTTGTGTTCAATGTTTGAGATAATTCCGAGAGAAAAGAAGAATATTTTGGATTGGATCACCCGTATTTTTTCTCGTTGCACGGGGGAGCCCACTTTCATATCGTGTAAAAACGCCTTTTTGAAATCCGAGGTAATATTCATCAGGTTTTCCTTTTTTAACACAAAGGGCACAAGGGGGGGCAAAAAATGTATCCACTGGGAAAGCGCATGTTCGCTCGGGATGTCTCCTACAGGAGTGGTCAATATATACACATTTTTCTCTTGTATTTGTTTGATGACCGCATGGAGTGGCAGCACCATTTCATCCAAATAGGCCTTTATTTTCTGGATGATGATCTCGCGCTTTTTCCCTTTTAATACATTCCAAGGTTCGCCGGATCCCCTCACATCATAGACCACGCAACCCAAATACGTTAGACTGGACATATCCCCGCCTTGTCCGTCCAGCGGATATCCAGTGAAGGAACGAATGCATCCAGGATGCGTTTTTCGAGTCTTCACGGAGGGCATCGACGTTTGCACCGCCACTAAATACATTCCAAAGGTAAAATACAGCAAACTGGTGTTGTAAAAATCGCGATAACTGAGCATTTTTTTCCCCGCCTCGGCTCGTTCGCGTACTTGTTTATTATAGTCATGCTCCGACTCCAATTTATTGGTCAATAAATACACCACCCCATTCATAATAAATTCTTTCTGGGGTTCTATGTTTATTCCCATGGCGACGGAAAGGGCATTCACCACATTATTGATGGTTTTCGTTTCATATGTATCATAATGAACGGAAGTCTTTTTTGTGGCGGCCGCCGCCTCGACCATCAGTTTCGTGCCGATTTGTTCTTCCACGATGGACCGACTGACGTTTTTGAACCCCTCTTCATTGTATCCTTCTTCCGTGTCCAAATCCACGGGGCAAATCGTCCATCCACTGTTTTTATCACACCATACATCTCCATCGTCACTTCGTTTACCGATGGAAGTCTTCATCCGCTCCAAACACATGCGAAAGACGTCCGGTCCGTCTTGAAAGGCGGCGGCCAATTCCACCACAAAGGTCGGCACAATTCGCATATTGGATTGAATACAATAGAGCCAATGAGGGTCTTCGGAAGAGGACCGCGTATAGGCGTTTTTAAAGAGAAGAATATCTCTCTGTTTTTTCACAAAATCCGTTTGCGACAAAATGAGAGAAAGAAGTGGCTGATACGGCGACACTGTTTGGTTCAGCGTTTTTTCATCCACCTTTTCACCCAATCGCCGTTTTTGTGAATTGTATTGTAGCCTTTGATGGTGATGCAAGTTGGCCAATACATCGCTTCTATATTCGGAATATTCCACGAGATTTCTTATTTTTTGTTTCCATTGTTCGGTGGTCATTTTATAATGGGTATCAAATTCTTGCATCATTTTTTGCATCAATTGTTCCCGCATAGTGGCTTCATTCTCGTCCAAATTGACGCATTTTTCGGTCGTCGCCGTCAGACACTGGCTCTGTAGGTCGCACAAAATCGTGGCATCCAAGGTATTCACCGACATTTTTTGCAGTTCGGTCGCTGGAGTCCATCGGCGGTTTTTCCTCACAAAATAGGCAATTTCATCTTCCGCATTGTCTTGAAATCCCTTGTATAAAATCGCATACTGCCCATCTTTGACTTGTTTGTGTCCATCCACCAAGGTCTCTGCCAAATAGGCCGCCTCTTCTTCGGATATTTTCTTCTTCTGCATCATATCCTTTTGGATGTATTCTTTGAGCGCCTCTGGAAGTAAGGTGATGACTTCTTTTTCATACAAAGATTCCAACAAATGATAATTCGTCGTGTCGTATTTTTTGTCGAAATAAATCACGTCCAGGTCATTGTCCGCCTGTAATTTTTCCAAGGAGGAATAATATTTGGCCAATACAATGGTCTCGCAGGGAGGTTCGTTTGAGTTTTTGTTTTTGTTTTTGGTTTGATCCAAAGTCGTTTCAAGACCCAATAGGTCATTCGGAAGGGTCAATGGGAGATTTTGCATACTTAGCACGGAAGTAAATAGACGCAACCCGTCAAACAAAATCATTTTGCAAAGACTTTCAGAATTGCTGTCAAATTTGAGCTCGCCTTTTTTGAAATGATATCCTCCATCAATCACATATTCATCTACATGGTTGCCGACCAACAGGGACATTACCAATTCTGACCCTTTTTTACGGGGATATATTTCTGGCCGCAAGGTTTTGTATATCCTGGAACGTTCGATAAAATCGCGATGATGATTGGAAATCTGTTCGTCGATAAAAGAAACAATTTCTCCATATTGCATAAACGTCAGGTCGTCGGGGTATATCAAAAAGGGCTCCAAATAAGAGACCACGTCGACAATCGACAATTTATCGCGAATGTATTTTTTCATTTGGCGAAACAAATATCGGGTCTTGGGGACAATGTTCTCTACAAAGGTTGGATATTCCTCCTCCTCTGTCCAACGATGATTATATAATTGGTCATTCAGCTGAATACGTTTGTAATTCGATTGCACCACGACCTTCTCTGTAAGTAATCTCCAACTTTCAAAAAACGACAAGTTCAGCTGGGATTTTTCCAACATACTTGTTCCGGGGAGACGGACTTTGGAAAATCGGGCCACCGTTTCGGGAAGGGTGAGAATCGAGCGTATATATAAAACGTCGTTTTCCGTAATATTTACTCGTGTATTATAACTTTGTTTGGCTCCCACGTGTTCGGTTTTCAGTCGCGTCCACGCCGTATTGTATTGTTGGGAAACAAATCGCGATTGTACCGTTATATTCTTGTGAAAAATGGTCGAATACATATTTCCATAATTATCCACGATGGCTTGAATATCCACTTGTGTGGGAATGGAAACCAAGGAGGATTGTTTTTTTAAAGGAGGGTCAAACGGAGTAAAATAGGGGGTCAAACTCGCATAGCATTCGGCATATTTGTTTTGTTCGCTCGGGATATGGTTGGATTTATAAGCATCCACGATACCTAGAATGCCCCGGAAATCTTCGTCGTGCAACAAATCAACGTCCTCCACGTCATTTTCTTGTCCTGGAGTTTCCGTGTATATTTTTTTTACATTTTTCACCACGGGCAATATCCAATACAAGACCGTATCCAACTGGGTAAGATATTTCGACAAGGGTTTATACGAGGCTTTTTTGGTGATGAAATGTTCCACATTTCCATAGGCGTCAAACGTGGAAAATTGTTCGCGCAATTGCCGATATCGTTCAATCATGGTGTGTATATTGTTCAACACCAAAGGCGTCTTTTGAACCGTCGGAATTGTGGAAAGCATTTCGTCAAACAAATCGGTCAATTGGGTTTCCAAACTATATCGCTGTTGTTTGCTCGAGACGGCGACATGTTGCACAACCGTGCCCAGCGTTTCTTTGCCAAATTGTATTTGGTCTGCTCGAACAATAAATTCCTGGATTTTGTTTTTTACAGGAGCAGGTTGGATTGGTTTGTAAGGTTGGTCCTCGTTTTGTTCTTTGTCTAGTTCTTTGTCTAGTTCTTTGTCTAGTTCTTTGTCTTGCAAGAGGTCGTCTATTGGGTTCTGTGTCACAGGTTTCTCTCGAAGTTCAATAGTTTGGATAGGTAAATCTTCAGGAATTCCCTTATAATCAAAATTCAAGTAGAGGATCGACCCGTCGGTGGTTTTGATTTCAATCATGTCTTTTTCTAAATTGGTGATTTCCCCAGTAATAATAAAAGGCAATTCCCCGCCGAAATAAATGTTTATCCATTTTCCAGGCAAGAGCTCATTTTGTTCAGCATATCCAGGACGGTCACTTCTGCTTAAAATGGAAATTTGCGTAATGTCGCCATTTCCTAATACTCCGTCCTTGGAAATCGGCACTCGAAATTTTTTCAAGGTATCCACATTGATAATATATAATTTCTCCGTGTCCAAGTAATCCACAAAAAACACCTGATTGTCTAACAATTCATTCGTAGGATGGAGTATTTTCAATATATCTCCCAATTGCAATTCTAATTTAATTTTAGGGGTTTCTGACATTAGAGAACTCTATATTTACTATAGAAATTTTATCTGTGTAGAGGAACTTTAAGAGAAAAGAGGCAAAAGAGGCAAAAGAGGCAAAAGAGGCAAAAGATGAATAAGAAAATAAGTTAAAGATAAATCAAGATTTTAATACATGACGTCCAAATCGTGTTTTTATCTAGACCCGCAGGCACTTTGCAGTGATGCTGTAAAAATCACGAATATTCCCACCCTTCCATTCAAAGTGGCACGCTATAATAAATCCATGTTGCAAAAAGATACGATTTCTACCCATGGCTTATATCGTTCCGTCATTCTGACAGACACGGATGATATAGTTTGTTTTGCCCCCCCCAAATCCATTCCCCCCAGCGATTTTCTCGAAAAAACGGCGGTGGCTGATATAGTCGCGGAAGAATTCGTCGAGGGGACCATGTTGAATTTGTTTTGGGATCGCAGTGAAGATCGCTGGGAAATGGCCACGCGCAGCATTGTAGGTGCCGCTAACACGTTTTTCGCGAAAAATCCCGTAAAATCCTTTCGCGAAATGTTTTTGGAAGCCGTGGCAGAAACTCATCTCATGTTGGAGGAGTTGGATAAAACCCATTGTTATAGTTTTGTCTTGCAGCATCCTGAAAACCGAATTGTCACCCCATTTCAGAAGCCACATTTGTATTTAGTGGCGGTCTATACGATTATTAAAGGGGAGGAACATCCCCGAATCGATGTGGAAGATGTACGTACAATCGCTGCACAACCCGCATTCGCTGAAAGTACGGTTTCTTTGCCTGCTGTCTATTCCTTTGAGACGGTGGAGGAGTTAATTCAACGATTTTGCTCATGGAATACGCCCTATACCACCATGGGAATTGTCCTTCGCAACCAGGTGACGGGCGAACGAACCAAATTGAGAAATCCGAATTATGAATATGTCCGCCATCTTCGCGGAAATCAATCGAAGCTTCAGTACCAATATTTGTCGCTGCGTAAAGAACGAAAGGTGGGGAATTATTTGACGTATTATCCCGAACATAGTGCCTCCTTTTTAGTATTTCGAAATCAAGTGCATGCCTTTACGAAAGCATTGCATGCCCTATATGTGCAATGTTTTATCTTAAAACAAGTTCTTTTTTCGGAGGTTCATCAGCCATTTAAACATCACCTCTATCAATTACACAAGCTCTATTTAAACGAATTGAAAGGAAAGAAACAGACGGTCACTTTGAATGGTGTAATACATTACATTAATCAACTCCATCCAGCACAATTGATGTTTCTAGGGAACCCATCTGCTACGCTGTCCACTACGACGCATCCTTTAACCTGCTCATTGTAATATGAACCATGAGTTCTCTATTTTATTTATTTTATTTTATCTTTTCATAATATAAAATGTCAGACCCCAATAATACTGCGTATGGTCAAAACGCTCTCACGAACAACACTGGATTTTTTAACTCGGGGTTTGGTGTATGGACCCTTTATAACGCAACGGGAGCAGCAACTACAGCCGAAGGGTCCAATAATACGGCCGTCGGCGCGTTTGCTTTAACGGCCAATACATCGGGGCAAAGCAACTCAGCGGTAGGTACTAATGCCTTGTTGACAAATACCACGGGGAATTACAATACGGCGCTAGGAACCGCCGCGCTCTGTTTCAATACCAGTGGCATCTATAATACGGCCGTTGGCTCCAATTGTTTAGAAGATACCACTACCGGCTCGAATAATACGGCAGTAGGTGTGCAAGCATTGTACCATAATATTGATGCCTCCTGTAATGTTGCCGTGGGAAATTACAGTTTGTTTGAAAATACTTCAGGGTCAAACAATACGGCGGTTGGATATCAGACATTGTATGCCAATACAGGGGATAGTAATGTCGGTATTGGATTTCAAAGTTTGTATTACAATACTGCAGACGATAATGTCGCAGTAGGTGCAAACTCCTTGCAAAATAACAATACAGGGTCGAATAATGTCGCCATGGGTACCAATGCATTGCAGGGGGTAACGGATTCATCTGGAAATTATAATGTCGCCATTGGGAATAATAGTATGCAACTCATTACGAATGGTTCAAAAAATGTTGCCATCGGTTCAAATGCATTGAATGCCACCAATACAGGTAACAATAATACGGCAATGGGTCATTTCACAATGAGTTCGAATACAATTGGTGAATATAACACTGCAATGGGGGCACTCGCGTTGGAACATAACCAAACGGGTAGTTATAATGTCGCCATTGGGTATGAATCATTGGTTGGTGCAAGTGGTAGTAGTAGTAGTGAAAATGTATCCATCGGATATCAAGCCATGTATTCCAATACAACTGGTTCGAGTAATGTGGCGACTGGTTTTAATGCCATGTTTAACAATACCAGTGGTGCTAGTAATGTTGCCATGGGTTATAATGCCATGTTGGGTGCAACAGATGCGTCGGGGAATTATAATGTCGCCATTGGGAATAATAGTATGCAAAGCATTACGAATGGTTCTTATAATGTAGCCATGGGTTATAACTCAATGAATGCAAATACAAGTGGCACTCAAAATATTGGTATAGGTGCTTTTGCCTTGGAACTTAACCAAATTGGTAATAATAATACAGGGTTAGGGTATTTTGCATTACAACCAAACTTAGCTACTGGAAATACTGCCTTAGGATGTCTTTCATTAAGATATAACACAACGGGTGATAATAATACAGGAGTTGGATTTCAGACAATTGCTAATAATATAACTGGTTCCAATAATGTTGCCATGGGTTATAATGCCATGTTGGGTGCAACAGATGCGTCGGGGAATTATAATGTCGCCATTGGAAATAACAGTATGCAAAGCATTACGAATGGTGAAAATAATGCTGCGGTTGGATATCAATCATTGTATACGAACAGTACGGGTACTTATAATGTAGGAATAGGTGCAAGTTCATTGTATTCAAACACTACGGGTAATAACAATACTGCAGTAGGATATCAAAGTTTATATACCGGAACTGACGGTTCGGGTAACACAGCAGTAGGATATAAATCTTTAAATGCAAACACGGCAAATGATAATACAGCGGTTGGTTCCAATGCTATGCTAAACAATTCAACTGGCACTGAAAATGTAGCCATGGGTTTAAATGCATTGCAAGGTGGAACAGATGCTGCAGGAAATTATAATGTCGCCATTGGAAATTACAGTATGCAAAGCAGTACTACGGGGTCGAATAATGTTGCGATGGGATACAAAGCAATGCAATCTAACCAAACCGGTACGAGTAATATTGTAATCGGTGTAAATGCATTGGAGAACGCAACCGATGCATCGGGTAATATAGCGATTGGAAATTACAGCATGCAAAATAGCATAGATGGGTCAAATAATGTCGCCATTGGACATGACAGTTTGCAAAATAATAGTGGCACTGGAAATGTGGCTATGGGATATCAAACGCTTTTATACAGTACTGGAAACTACAATACAGCGGTTGGTTATCAATCCTTATATAACGATGATATCGATCTTTCTGGCAACGGGGGGGACGAATACAATACAGCATTGGGATATAAAAGTTTGTTCAGCAATACTTCTGGCATAGAAAATACAGGGGTTGGTGCCAATGCACTTAAAAATAATGTAATCGGCTCGTATAATACAGCACTTGGGTACAATGCCCTGAAAAGTGCAACCGACGCTTCTGGAAACTATGACGCAAGTTATAATACAGCGATTGGGTATGCTAGTATGGCAGGCAATACTACTGGTACTCGTAATGTGGGGGTAGGCGTAGATACATTGAATAATAACACAACTGGTTCTTACAATGTTGCAGTGGGAAACAATGCATTAAAAACGAATGTAACAGGGTCGTATAATATTGGCATTGGGTATCAAGCAGGACAAAAAATATCAGATGGGTCGGGTAACACATTGATCGGATATAGTGCCGGATTTAACAGTGGTTCAAATACGGGTTTGACCACGGGTTTCAATAATACGTTTATTGGGTATGACACAGGAGGGAGCAATTATACAAATCAAAACAATGTAACTTTAATTGGATATCAAGCAGGGAACAATATTGATGCCACAAGTTTTAATAGCAATGAAATCATATTAGGCAATAATAATATTACTGCATTACGATGCAATGTTTCAAGTATCACTGGAATATCCGATCGTCGCGACAAAACCGACATTGTTTCCCTCGCACCACAATCGGGAATCACCTTTGTCAATGCACTCAATCCCGTGAATTTCACTTGGAATATGAGAAGTGGTGGTAAAATCGGCATCCCTGCCCAGGGTTTCATTGCCCAGGATTTACAGCAGGCGCAAGAAGATACCCAGATTTTCGTCCCCCAATTGGTCTATGACAAAAACCCCGACCGATTGGAAATCGCCCCTGGAAATTTGATACCTATGATGGTGCAGGCCATTAAAGATTTGAAGCAGGAAATCGACGCATTGAAAGAGGAAATTGTTTCCCTTAAAAATGCTTAAAAAAGTAATTTATTTTATTCACGTTAAACAAAAACGTGAATAAAAATATTCGCATAGTATATACTATATAGTCTTCTATGTCGTCGCAGCCCTATTTCATTCATTTCGGGTGTTGGAACAATGGCGGATGTCCCAAAGACAACGACCTTACCAAAGTACTGCGTGCCATAAAGGAGCGAGCACCCCCACCCCAATTCTTATCCATTTGTGGCGACAATTATTATCCTAAAAAAACAAAAGACAAGGACGGAAACAAGCAGAAATTCTATGAGTATGCCAATTTGTTATCTGGATTTCAATGTTTGCCTGCCGACCTGCCGATTTACATGACTTATGGCAATCACGATTTTGAAACGAATTTATATATTGCCGCTGAAAAAGAAACCACCTGTACCTTGACCCGCCAAGAACAAACCCTCGTCAAAGAACAGTTCCCCAACATACGTCTGCAACTTTTCCAGTCCGCTGTCTTTGAGAAGAATACCCAATTGCTCTTCTTAGACACGACGGTATATGACCCGGATGATATTGACGAATACATTTCTTGTTATCGTGCGGTACATCCGTCGTACGTCGATATTGACGCCGTCAAGCAAGCCCAATTGCAATTTATTCGCACCTTTGTTGCCTCTATATCTCCCGACGTGACGAATATCGTGATCGTAGGACATCATCCGTTGGCCCAATACAAAGAAAAGAAGGAGAAAATCAAATTTTTCGTGTTGAACGAAGATTTCAACGACTTATTATTTGAGGAAATCTTTACCCCCTTGAAAGGTCGTCCCAACAACATGCAGTATTATTATTTGTGTGCGGATTTACATCAATATCAATGCGGAAACATACTCATTCGCAACGAGATGCCTATTCGACAATACATTGTGGGAACGGGGGGCGCCGAAAAAGATGCATACCATTTGACCGCGGCAAGAACAAACGCCGCAGATAATCTACAATATTCCATGACGGAGGAAGATGTGGCCCAATCGTGCGCCGAAAATGGATACCTTACTTGCACTGCCGTGGGCGCGGGCGCGGACCTGGAGTTTGCCTTTGTCTCGACCTCCCTCGTAGGGGGGAAGAAAACGACGAAACGGCGAAGAAGGCCGAGAAAAAGGTCGAGTAGTAGAAAAAACAAGTCGCGAAGAACGCGAAGAAAATAAAACCAGCTATGAGATAACATTGGTTCCCAATAAAAAATTGAGTTGGTTTATAAAAAAAATAGGATAAAAGAATATAAAGGACAGCATGGAAAAATTATTGACCGATTCCGATTTGAGAAAACATAAATATCCCCTGCACCTATTAGTACAAAACGTGGATTATCTATCCGTTTCTGCACTCGTTCGTTGGCAACAATTGGATGCCGATTTTTGCAAAAAGTTTATTTTGAATGAAGTATACCAAAGCGTCGAAGAACAATATAAAATCGACTTGCAATATGTATTAAAATACCAGCCACATTTAACCTATGATGCACTAATCACTTAAAATTTTATTTATAATACATATTTTTTAATTATTATTTTAACACGTTATATAATGAAGACACACAATACAAAAAAGATATATCATAAAAGAAACACCACAAAAACGGTCAAGGTCAAAGAGACCCGCAATAAAATCAACACCAAAATACCTGCATGTAAAACCAAGATATTGCCCAAGGGATACGCCGTGTATGCATCGAAACAATTTGACGGGTCTCAAATTCTAGAATACAACCAGACTACTCGAAGGAAATACAAGGACAATTGTCTCATGGAAAATTCAAGTTGGTTTGGAAACCTGGAAGTGGCGAAATACTATAACACCACCTCCCCCAAGTCTCATATTTACAAGTGGATGATCCATAAAAATACCCCCTTGTTGGACATTACTCCATCAAATCGCGCCTTCATAGATACTATTTTTCGTCAATCTACATTACATCTGGAACCCACAATTTCTATCCCAAAAAAGGACCTGTCGAAAATAACATATAATCATCCTTACTTACACATGACCCCGAACGAACGCGCCCTATTTGAATTTCAATTTTGTTTTGGTTTTATCGATGTTCATGAACAATTTGAATTTATGAAATGTATTCAATATCTCATTGAAAACAAGTTTATCGATATCAAAAGAAGGAACGACGAAAGCATTTACAAGAAACTACTGTTGAAAATCTACTTTTATCAATTGTATGCTCCGCCGTCAAAAACAAACCGGACGAAAATGAACCGATTGAGTTTTTACGATTTGGATAAGCATGCTATTCGCAACCTATGTAGGTTAACCCAAGAACAAAAACTACCAATCTATGGCGTCTATCAAAAAAATACTACCAGCTTTTGGTTTCCCAACACCATTATACAAACGTTTAATCTTCTCGAATATATATTTTTCAATCCAGTGGATGTACTTACCTTTGACAAATTGGTTGAATAAATCGCCGATACTCATATTGGTTGGTCCGCCATCTGTACATTATTCTCCTTAAATCCAACCGTAATATCCAAGGTAGGTTTCACCTGGTACAACCATCGGGCAACTTCTAAATGACATTGGCTACAAGCAGACCGAAAGGCTTCTTCCACGTCAAAATCAAATACATTGTCCATTTCATACAACCATCGGGCAACTTCTAGATGACCCTCATAACACGCCCATCCAAATGCCTCTTTACACCATTGTGCATCCAAGGTAGGTTTCACCTGGTACAACCATTGGGCGACCTGTAAATGACCATTGCCACAAGCAGAACGAAATGCACTTTCATTTTCTGCTGAAACATCCAATGCTGGATTGTTTTGGTATAACCATTGCGCAACTTCTAAATGACCACCATAACACGCCCATCGAAAACCTTCTTCCTCTACTAATACAGTAGGTTCAAGTTGATGGAATATCCAGGTAGCAACGTCCAATTTGCCTTCTTTACAAGCATTTATAAATAAGGTATTCATGGTTGGTTTGTTCAATAAACGTCTTGGCAACATTCTCTTTTTGTATATAACGAATATTCGTTACATACAAATAAGTCATTTTTTATTTACATCCTATCAATATAATTTATGGGACAAGTTTCTACCAACAACCCATTTGCATAAATGCCATAACTTCCCTCCTCGTCTGCATTTTCCACTGCAATATGATAAATAAAATAGGTTCCAGATTGTTCATACACTACGCACTTTGTATTGACACATGAAAGCAATCTCCTGTGATCGTCTATTTTGGATACATCTCCGCCAAACACTTTTCTATTTTCTTCTTCTTCTTCTTTGGAATCAAAAGCATCCACCAAAATAGAATGTCCTCCGGTGAGAACCAAGTCTTCGATTAATTCTGGATAGTTCTCTTGGCTATAACGATATAAACAATCTTTGGGCCGATGGGAGACCTTTTCATGACATATGCGTCCTCGACCTATCTTATAAATAGGAAGATATCCATTTTTCACCGTTTTTATTCGGTCTCCGGTATTCAGTTCATCCACCTTGCGATATCCGCCGCGTGTAAGAATATAAGTACCCTCTTTGAAACAAACGGCCGACTTTTTCTCTGAGTTTGTGCTTGTTCTTTTTCCTGTGGTTCTTTTTCCTGCGGTTCTTTTTCCTGCGGTTCTTTTTCCACCGATTGCTTTTCCTGTCGGTCCTTTCTCCGCCACCGTTTTAACCATCCCCATCCACCACATCCCCATCCTCTTTTTCTTTCATTGTACATTCTTTTCTATACAATCTAAGATAAAAATACAAAAATACTTAAACCGTAAATATGTAAATAATATAGCGCAACTAATATAACATGTCCGAACACCCCCCATTACAATTAGTAGAAATGTATATACCTCAAGATGCCACCCTGCCCGCGAGTTTTCAACATTTTTCCCCCGAAGAAAAATATTGGATAATACAAATCGGCAGCGAGTGTTTGCATCGCGGTCGCGAATTCGTGGCCCAATTGACCCAAGAAGACCTCACTCAAAAAATGAGGACAGAAATGGAACAAGAACGCAGCAACTTGAAAAAAGAAAGAGAAGTGGAACGCGAAACTGCCCGCCGTCTCGAAGACCAGCTTAGATCTATGTACGAAAAGGAGCTGGACACCTGCCAAAAACGACATGACCACGCGCAAGAGAAAATGGCGCAACAATTGAAACAACTCGAATTGGAAATCGCATTGGAACGAGAAATCGCCGCCTTCAAAAAAACGGAGACCAACACCGCCTTGGAAAAGAAGGTCCAGCTCTTGGAAGAACAGCTCGCCGCCTATGCGCAGACCCTCGAACAACAAGTGCAGCAACGGCTGAAGGACGAATTGGATATCCAAGCGCTCTTACTCGCGGAAAAAGACAAGCAACTCGAGAAAACCAAGCAGACCTATGATGCCACCCTCGTCAATTACCATTTAGAAATCGACCAACTGAATAAAAAGATACAATTGATGCGCGACCAGATGACCCAGCTGGAGGAGAAGGGCGACCTCACCCTGCAGGGCAAGGTGGAAAAAGAGCGACAGCATTATCAATGCCTGCTGGAAGAAAAGCAAAAATACGTGGATAAATGCCGCGAGACCTATGAAAAAATACTGCTGGCCGCGAATGGCACGAAAAGCACCTCGACCAAGGGGTCAGAAGGAGAGAAACAATTCGAGGAATGGGCGGAGACCTTTAAGGATTTCAAGGGATTTCAAATCGTCGACAAGCATACACAAAGTGGGGAGGGCGATTTTCATCTCCAATTTGAGGATTTTTCCGTGCTCGTAGATGCGAAGAATTACAAGAAAAAGGTGCCGATTGACCAGCGCGATAAAATCAAAAAGGATTTGATAAAGAATGAACACATCGCCTTTGCCTGGCTGGTTTCTCTCAATACGGCCATTGACAAGTTTGACCGTGCGCCCATCATGTTCGAATGGATAAACACGCGGCAATGCGTTTTTTACTTTAATCATTTGTGCAGTTTCGAAGACCCTGCGAAGGTGTTGCGAATTGCCTGGTCGATGTGCAAGGAGTTGTCGACCACGATGTTTCAAGAGGATGGTGCCCAAGAGTTGGTGGAAATGAAGGAGCAGCGATATCGGCAACAGGAAAAAATCGCGGCGATGCGCAAGCATATCAAGGAGGCGAATACCAGTTTGAACACGACGAAGACGATTATCCAGCTAATCGATGACCAATTGCGGTCACTCTTGGAGGCGGAGACGAAGGACATTGTGGAGGCACATTCACTGTTGGATGAGTGGTGGAGTGTGAATATGGTGAGAACGGACGCGGAAGAAGACGCTGTTTCCTTGACGGATGTCTGGTTTCGATTTCGGCAAATGAACAAGGACTTGCTGAAATCATTGGACCTGAATATAGATAAATTCAAAACCTATTTAAAGAACATTTTGCCGGCACAATGTGTGCAATTCAAGAGCAAGCACTCGAATTCGACCTTTACTATTCGGGGATATCGGCTGATGGAACTGAAATTGTGAAAGATGTATAATAAAAATGTAATAAAATATTTATTTATTATATTTATTATATTTATTTATTATATGTTATCTACATTGGTGTATCCACCTTATAAAAAAAGCAAATCCAAGCTTGTGCCGCTTTCTTACAATGTTAAAAAAAACAAAATGGAGGGATCGGAAGTCAGTCGGGCAGATAAATATTGGAAACCAATCTATGAAAAAATAGACAAAAAATACAATACTCCTGTAAAAATCTTAGCCAAAGATACAATTATCTATCGAGGTTCGACGGAGTCCAATCCACTGAAAATTGCATCCGCTTCCAAAAGCCCATTGCTATATTTTGGACTGGATTTTGTCATTTCAACCTGGATTGCATTGGAAACGTATGACCGAATTCAAAACGATACTAAGACGAAAAAAGATATTCACTATTATTTGCATGTATATAAGTTGAAACAACCTCTTTCGTATAAATATATTTATGCCGATAAGGGAACACCTATCGAATTGGACAAACGCAATGCCTTGCATTTTCCATGCATTCATCCACAGGAGATATTACATGGAGACAATGTTGAATTATATAATGAAGTGGGAACCGAATTAACGATTCCCAATAATAACAAATATAACATCCAAGAAATGCTTACACCTTTGGAAACACTGGAAGTAGATGTGAAACAATTGCAACATCACTTGGAAGATTATATATTTGAATGGGACCCAAAGAATGCTCTATTCAAACCGACCGATAAAAAAACCAGTGAAAGTTTCTTGGGGAAGTGGTTTGGTGGGTGGCTTTAAATTGTTTTTTATACACTTTAATTATGATTGCTACAATTTCAATTTCCATAACACAATTATGACTAACTAAATAATAATTATATCCATTTTTTTTAGTTCATAGTTCAATATAAAGGTTTCGATGTATTATTTATATGACACTTATTGAATTGCAAGGGGACATCTATACGAATGAAAATGAAAAAGAAGGAGAAAATGCTCTTGAAAAATATATATTCTGGATTGAAGGATATTCACTCAGTAGCAACGTTGGATTTATTAAATTTGAAAAAGGGGCGGGCAACAATGTAATGGACGCATTGTTTCATGCGTACAATAAAGTAAAAGACAAGCTATGCAAAAAGAATATAATTGTCAAAGATATGAAAGTGAAAGATTACAAGGTATTCCCATGTGATACGCAACCGTCGGGGTTTGCCTTTTATAATCTTACATATAAAATTATTCAAGATTTTCGAGAAGATGGAGAGAGATATCTCATGTCGCGCGAGGATAAATATCCTCTTTAAATCGTTTTTTATAGGGAACCAAGGTTCCCCTATCAAAATCGTTTTCCTTATTTAATTGTCGTAAAACAATTGCACTACTTCAATTGTTTTGTTGGTTCTATTGTTCGGGTCTGACCAATAGGTGATTTGTTGAGCCAACGTGTTTAAACGATATGCCCATTCTGGTTGTTTGGCTTTTTTTACGATGCAAAGCCCTTTGTTGTTTAACCCCCAGCACGATTTTACGACCGTGTCGTCGCTTTCATATTCATCGGGATTGAAACGGATGAAGATGATGGGACGATGATCCACATCTTGGGATAATTCCATGATGCGCTTGTTTTCACAACTACAATCGTAGTCGATGTGCTGATTTTCATCCACTTCTACAATAAGTATTTGGTAACCCAAGTCCAAGAGGGCATCGGGTCTTCGCTTGGAACATCCATCTGCGATTCGTTTATCAGTTATCCAATGATAATCGGGAAAGGTGGATTGGATAAAATCGACGACGGCATATTCTTTGGTTTTGTAATTCCGCGAAATGGGTTTGTCAGGGAATAAGTGTATGTAACAGAAGACACAATATCCGTCATATTTATCGGTTACTTGTGTGTAACACCATTCACTTTGGCATGTTTTATTTTTTATATCCACCATCCCTTCCAATTTATGAGAAGCACAATACATGGCATTGGTTTCTCCCGGATGATTGAAAATTGGTCTTGTTTTACACCCCTTTTCGATGCATGTTTTATGTTTTATATCCACCATTCCATCCAATTTATGAGTAGCACAATATATTGCATTGGATTGTCCTTCATGATTGAATGTTGGACGTTTTTTACATCCTTCATGACGACATTTTTTAGATTTTACATCCACCATTCCATCCAATTTATGACTAGCACAATACATGGCATTAGTTTCTCCTTCATGATTGAATGCTGGACCTTTTTTACATCCTTCTACACAACATTTTTTATTTTTTACATCGACCATCCTTTCTAATTTATGGATTGCACAATACAAGGCTTTTGTTTCTCCTTCATGATTAAATATTGGTTGTTTTTTACATCCTTCTGATAAACATTTTGCATGTTTTATATCCACCATCCCATCCAATTTATGAGTTGCACAATACAATCCCTTGGTTTCTCCTTCTTTGTTGAAATTTGCGCGTGTTTTACATCCTTTTGCACAACATTTTTTACTTTTTACATCTACCATCCCCTCCAATTTATGAGATGAACAATACAATCCCTTTGTTTCTCCTTCATGATTAAATGTTGGACGTTTTTTACATCCTTCATGTTGGCATCTTTTACTTACTATATCTACCATCCCCTCCAATTTATGAGATGCACAATACAATGCAATGGTTTCTCCTTCTTGGTTACAATTAGCGCGTGTGTTGCATCCTTCTACACTGCATCTTTTATTTTTTATATCCACCATCCCATCTAATTTATGAGTTACACAATACAATGCAGTTGTTTTACCTTTTTCATTGAAAATTGGTCTTTTTTTACATCCTTTGGCACAACATCTTTTACTTACTATATCTATCATCCCATCCAATTTATGACTTGCACAATACAATGCCTTGGTTTCTCCTTCTTGATTGAAATGTGGTCGTTTTTTACATCCTTCATGACGACATTTTTTAACCATTTACTATTTTGATAAAAAGATAATTAAATTCATTTTTATCAAACTTATTACGCATATACAAAAATTTAACATAAATCAATATCATATTCATCATAATTAAAAATAAATTCACCATTATTTTGTTGGATATCTAAAAACATATACATGTATATATAATCAACGTCTTGTTCGGTATAAATTATCATTTTATGCTTTGGAAGTGATTGAATTGATTTATCAATATTTTCGTAAGCATTTTTAATATAGTTAGCATCATCAAAGTTATTTAAATAACTCTTTTTTATTTTAACCAATACTATGGGTGGTTTGACATTTTCACCTAGAATATAATCATCATTTTTTGGTAGTATATTAAAGACCCTTTTACACCCTTGAAGATTTAAAACCGCACCCTTTATATTATTTTTTTATATTTTTCTCAAAATAATATAGATGACTAAACATAAGACAGAAGATTATAAAATTTCTGCGGTTAAATATTATCTAAATAATGATAGAGGTGATGGATATAAGAAAACATGTAAAATTTTTGATTGTAAAAAATCCACTTTACGAGATTGGATTAAAAGATATAAAACATTCAAAAATCTTACAAGAAGAAACAGAAAACCTATTTCTTATAAGATTACTAAACCACAAGTAAAAACCGCATTAGAATTATTGAAGAAAAACGAACAATTGACTATGAATGAATTAGCATTTGATATGAAACAAAAATATCCTACATTTGATATTACACCTCAACATTTAGGGCATGTTATTAGGGATAATAACCAAACAAGAAAAAGAACAAGACACGAGCATTTCCCAAAGGAAAGATATAAGAAACCAATTGATAAACAAACCGAAATGAATTCATTTTATCAAAAAATAAAACATTATCCATTAAACAAAATTATTTGTTTAGATGAAACAAGTGTAGGTTCTGCGTTGCATCCGACTTATAGTCGTTGTTATTTGGGAAGAAGATGTAGAATAAAAACCAGTAATCAATTTGTATTTCGTAAATTTACATTATTAGTAGCAATAAGTAATTCAAAAATAGTAGGAAAGGAAATGTATGAAAAAGGCGGTATGACTGCTGAAAGATTTTTGGAATTTTTACAAAAACATATTTTTCCAAAGTATAAAGGGTATTTGATAGTATTGGATAATGCGAAAAGTCATAATAACGAATTGATTAAAAATGCGATTACAAAAAGTGGTAATGAATATTTATTTGCGATACCTTATACACCTAAAACAAACAATCCAATAGAGGCATACTTTAAT